GTGTGCTCTTCCGATCTAAAGTCCATCTGAAAGCCAGGCGGAAAACGGACCAGAAGGATGCCCAGACAGATCAAAATCCAGGCTGCAGAACACAGGACTCCGAATCTCCTGCGCTCCCGGTTGTCGCGCAGACGGGCGGCGGCACAGATTTTCTGAACAAGGAGGATAATCCTTCGTTCTTCTTTCGGTAGGGTCCGGTCCGGCAGGATCCCCCTTTCGATCCTTCTTCTGGCGGGCGGCATCTGTAAAAAGACAGAGATTCCTGCCATTACAGAGAGCAGGAGGTAATAGAGCAGGATCTGCAGAGGCGCAGGTCTTCCCGCCACAAAGGCATGGCCCGGCAGGGCTGCAGTCATTTCGGCCAGAAAGCGGTAGAGCCGCAGAACCAGGTCTGCCGGGATCCCGATCAATCTGGCTGCAGACAGAAAGAAAGCTCCGGCACCTGCCTGAAAAATACCGGCATTTCCGGCGCCCGCTGTTCCTGCACCGACCGATATAAGTCCGGCATTCCCATCCCCCGCTGTCACTGCAGCTACCGATAGAAGGCCAGCATCCCCCGCGCCCGCAGATTCCACAGCTGCCGATAGAAGGCCAGCATCCCCCACGCCCGCAGATTCCACAGATGCCGATAGAAGGCCAGCATCCCCCACGCCCGCAGATTCCACAGCTGCCGGAATCAGGCTGCCGGTATTTAAGGTCGCTGAAAACGGCAGGCCTGTCATGGCCAGGCATCCCGCCAGCACTGCCCCGGCCCCGCTCACCATGACGGCCGGCATGAGGGGAATGACCAGCAGGTTCAGAAGCAGGGAATAAACGGGAAAGGTCCCGTTGATCCAGAGACTGACCGGCAATGTCCCCAGGGGGACCGCCAGGGCCTTGAGTCCCTTACCTGGCAGAGCCGGCATCAGGACTCCGATTGACAGGACAGCCGCGAAGGAGAACTGAAAACCCGTGTGTAGAAGGTATAGGGGCTGGTCAATGATCAGCAGAGCGGCCGCCAGCCCGGCGGCTGTCATCAGGTCATAGGTCCGCCCGATCACTTTGGACACAATGTAGAGGGTCAGCATGACCATGGCCCGGAAAACAGAGGTCCCCGTCCCGATCATTTTTCCATATAAAAAGATAAAGGCCAGGGCTCCCGCCGCCCGCGGCAGGACAGGCATGCCGATTTTGCCGAATAAGGTAAAAAAGCCCATACCGACCAAAGACAGGTGAAGGCCCTTCCGACAATATATAGCTTTATATAATGTCTCGAATGCTATATCTTGTATTTGCACCCCCATAAAAATACCCCGGTAGGTATTTCTACCCCCGGGGTAATTTTTGCAATTTGGTTTATTCAGTGAAGCTACTGGACCATCATTTTTACTTGCTGATCTTCACACTCTTCGCTGCGCTCCAGACGGACCAGTACTTAGCGCTTCCGACAGTCTTACACGTCCGGATCCGCACGTAATAAGTCTTACTCTTTGTGAGGCTCCCAATCACCTTCGATACAGCGGATGCTCCAGCTACAGTCACAGCTTTGTTTCCAGATTTGAAATTCTTATCCGTACTGTACTGGATCTGATAGCCGGTCGCCTTGGCGTTCTTGCCCCACTTGACGGTCATCTTTGAAGCAGCTCTATTGGTTACTGAGCTGACAGCAGGACGGGCTACTCTATACACAGCGACTGACTTCGACAGGGTACTATCTCCTGTAGCTGCCTTTGCAACGACTTTGTAGGTGTACTTCGTACCATTGGTATTGGCTTTGGTGTCAGCAAAGGTAACGGTGCTTCCACTAGTGATCGTCTTGATCAGAGTCGAGCCGCGGTATACCTTGTAGCCATTGGCCCCGGTGACTTTCTTCCAGGTGAGTTTAATGCCGGTGGCCTGGTTGTCTGCCTTCAGAGACGCGGTCGCTGCGGGGACCACCTTGATCGTAACTGTCTTCGAGGCCGCGTTGTAGTTCGCTGTTGCGGCAGACGTCGCTGTGATCTTGACAGTGCCGACTTTCTTAGCGGTAACAACACCTTTCGAATTCACCATAGCGATCTTAGCATTGGAAGACCTATACGACTTTGTTCCCTTATTACCAGTAATCGAAACAGTAGCGGATTTGCCCACAGCAATAGAAGACGTGGTTGAATTCGTTGTTAAGGACTGAGCTGCCTTTTTGATCTTGAAAGTTCTGGTTACACTCCCCCCAAAATATCCTTTTCCAGTAATAATTATTGTCGCAGTACCAACATTAACATTATTTTTGTAAGATATCTTGTAGTCAGAGCAACTGTTCAGCAGATTACCATTCACTTTTACTTTAGGATTCTGCGTCTGTGCTTTACCTGTCCATGTTTTCTCCTGTAAGTCCTCTACAGTTGCTTTATTAATTGAAATGGCTTGTACTTCTATAGTCACACTTGCTGATGCTTCTTTATAATTTGCATTTCCATTTACTGTTGCAGTAATTTTAACTTTTCCGGGATATACCGGCGTTACCTTACCTTGATTGTCAACAGTTGCAATCGATGTATCGGAAGATTTGAAAGATGTTCGCCCTATTGCTCCTGTGATGGTCACAGTTGCAGTGTCCCACAATGAAATTGAGCTACTAGATGTGGTCACATATATATGCTGAATACCCTTATTGATCTTAAACTTTGCTATAGCATACCCTTTATAGTTTTTAATTCCGATAATCTTTACAGTAGCTTCACCAATTTTAAAATTATTTGAAAACTTGACGAGATAGTCCGTATCCTTTGCAAGAGATACACCATTAACTTTTACATCTAAAGCTGGGAAATGCGCTGTCGCATTATATGTCTGATCAGGTACTGTTATAACTGCATTTTCAATAGTTCTTGCATTTAAATATATGAAAATACAACTACTATCTGATGCAAGGGCTTCTGCAGAAGAATCCTTTTCTCCATAAATAATTAGACGTTTCTCAAAGTCATCTGATAAACTTCGTTCAAATGCATTTTGAGCAATGGATTTGACACTGTTAGGTATTATAACGCTTGATAGATTATTACAATTACTAAATGCCGATGCTCCTATGCTTTGGACCCCGGGTGAAATTGTCAAATCAGTCAGACTCTTGCAATTATAAAATGCGTTATCTCCTATTGCCGTTACATTTGCCGGGATCAAAAGTTCTATAAGGCTCTCACACCATCCAAACGCATATTCCCCAATACGGGTGACGTTCTTTGAGATTGTCAGACTGGTAAGGCTTTTGCATCCATGAAAAGCATCGTTTCCAATACTTGTCACACTATCAGGAATGACCAGCTTTTTGAGACTCTCACAGAAACAAAATGCCTCTCGATCGATGGTAGTTACTCCATCTGCAAGACTCAATTCTTCAAGTCTAGTGCAGTTATTAAAAGCCAGTTCTCTAACGGTTTCAACACTTCCAGGGATGGTCAATTTCTGCAGTTCCTTACACTGATTAAAAGCAAAGGCTCCTATACTGCTAACACCATTTTTTATGATAATTTTTTTTATTTCTTCCTTATGTTTCTTCCAAGGACCGCCAAAGGATCCTTCGTAGTCTTTCATGTTCCCTGTCCCACTAATGGTTAAAGTTCCTCGATCATTCAATATCCATGTAAGATTGTCACCACAGGTGCCGGAATCAATTGTACTTAACTCTTCGAGTGGACTTTCATAACTGCCATCTCCATCGTTATCTACATATGAAACAAGTTCACCAGCCTCCTCTTTGATCAGGATACTGTCACAGTCTGTTGAGATAGGCCATTCTTCTTCATCTTCAATTCGATTGTCATCTATAGTTGTTATAGTAAGGTTGTTAAGGTCACCGGATACAATAGCTCCACCATTTTCTGAGGGATATAATGAAAGCTTTTCTGCATTCTTACTAACTGCCTCAATAGTATGCCATGAGGTGCCTGAAATACTATCATTTGAGGTCAAACTGACACGTATGTCTGTATTTTCAGAAGGTATGACAGAGGCTTTCTGTTTTTCTATTATCGCCGTACCTGAGCTACCCGTTTGAATAATTGTAAGCATTTTCTCTGTATTTAGAATAAAATCAACCGGTTCGTTGTCTGTTTTAATTGAATAAGTCTCAGCTTCCGGAGGAAAAACAATCTTTCCTGTAGTATCATCAGCTTCCCCAGGATTGCTCATTATTAATAACTTTTCTTCCCCAGAGCTGGTCTTTTCAGAAATATCCCAGTGATAATTTTTTCCATCATTTCCCCTGCATTCCAATGACCAGTTTGCAATATTTGTACTAATATTCGTAGGTAACTTTTGATTGGAATTTCTGTTATAGCATATACTCCCATCAGTATAGTCGACTCCACTCAACAAATCAGCATCATTAGTGCATATACCGAGAAAAGCATTATTTGAATGGTTTTTCGGATCTGAGGAAAATGAGTCTGTGCTTACTAGTCCTAAAAATGGGTAGCACCAAATATAGTTTTCTGTATTCTTTGAAATGTATAATCCAGTCACATTATCAGGATTATTAGGATCATATATGTAAATCAACTCAGAAAACTTCCAAGTATCCTTTATAGCGCTTTCTCTCCCAATTGATTTCATTGATTCTATAACATCTGATGTAAAATCACCCTGTTTTAAACTGTAACCCACAATAGCATGTTGACCCCCTCCTATAAACTTCCCATCGCCTTTACTATAATGTTCTGCATAATCAATTAAAATATGAACAGGAACTCCAGTTGATGTATTAATAACATCAGATGACAACATTCTCTCTAATTCCTCAATCTGCGCATCCTGATGTTTTACTACAAATTTTCTTGCTTCCTTCACGTAATTATCAAGTTGAGTTTGAGCTTGATAGAAATTGATTCCGGACTGTACTATATCAGTAGAATTGTAATCAGACAATTTGTTTTTTTCATTGATAACTCCTGCCTCTTTCTCTCCAGCATAAACTAAAATACTCCATAATGTCATTCCATGACAGGAACCCGTCCACCTAGGTTTTATCTTTTGCGGTTCGCCATATCCCGAAGGGGAATCATCTTTAAAGAGAGGTTTGCTAAAATACTCTTCTTCTATCAATTTAACTTCTTTTTCACTAAGGTTTTTGTATAGTTTTTTCTTGTCAGAATCAGTAATATAGTATGATCTGCCAAAATAATCCGATGAATTAGGAAAGTTCCAGTGGTCAATAGAGTATGGCAACTTGATGGACCAATGGGCATATAAAAGCTCAGAAGATGACGTAAGATTAATATTATCATACTCCATGACCTGGTCTTCACCATTTAAACTTTTGAACCATCCATCAAATGTGTATCCCGATCTTTCAGGAACAGGCATCTCCCCGTACTTATCCTCATCAATTATCTTTTTTGTTTTATGTGCGACAGTGCCCCCGTTTGCGTCAAACTCGACAATATGTTCCCACCTAGCTTTTACCGTATGCTCATAAAAGAGTATTTCCTTATTTGCCTCTATTCGATCATCCTCACCTTTATACCGTCTATACCATCCGCCAAAAGCATATCCACTTTTTACAGGAACAGGTAATGATCCATATGTGGTGTACCCCGTATATGTCTTAGATGTAGGTGTTACAGTTCCACCATTAGGATTGAATGTAACTACATATGTACCTTCTTTCCAATGTGCGTATAAAGTCTGATCCGCAGTAAGATTTACAACTGTACCTTCGGTTATCTGAGTGCCATTCTTTGCAGCAGTAAACCATCCAAGAAAGTTATACCCAGGACGTTCGGGTTCGTATGTAAGGTTATAGCCATACTTTTCACCGTTCGTCACCTGGTAATCGATATTTACAGGGAGTGTTCCACCAGCAAGGTCAAAGTGAATATTAAACTGTTGTGTTTCATTAGGAAAGTCCACAACAATAAAATCGATTCCATTGTCCTTTGCATACTGCTCGGCATATGATCCTTTCGCACCATAGATGACGAGATTAGAAGAACACTGGCTAAAAGCAGATTCTCCTATATTATTGACGCTTGGCGGTATCTCTATATTTGTTAAGCTTTTGCAATTGAAAAAAGCAAATCTCCCTATGCTGGTTACCTTCGTTGGTATTATAATTCTTTTGAGACTTTCGCAGTATTCAAATGCGAACTCACCTATTTCAGTTACACTTTGAGGAATAGTGATGCTTTGCAACTTCTCACAATAGGAGAAAGTACTAACTTCTATTTTATTTAGGCTATTTGGAAGAGTTATACTTGTAAGATTTTGACAATTTGTAAATGCATCACTTCCTATACTACAAACACTAGATGGGAGCTGTAAACTTTCAATACTTTTACATCCAGCAAATGCCTCTTCTTCTATAGATAATAAGCCGTTTGGGAGTAAAACATTATTCAGTCCAAAGCAATATCTAAAAGCCGCTTTTCCTATAACCGTTACACCAGATGGAATAATAACACTTGGTAGATTTAAACAATCTTGAAATGCCCAGATTCCTATTTTCTTTACAGTTGTAGGAATGGACACATTTACGAGATTTTCGCATTTATAAAAAGCATAATCGCCAATACTTGTAACGCCATTCTCAATATCTATTGTCTTGACGGCTTTTCTCTCCCACGGTCCCCCATCAGTATAATCATCCATTTCACCACTTCCAGAAATAGATAGAGTCCCTGCATTATCTAGTGCCCAAGAAAGATTTTTACCACATGTCCCGCTCGACACAACACCTTTCGTTGCATCTTCTCTGACAATCTCTTCCTCCTCTGAAGACTCAATCAGCTCAACCTCTGTTTCTTCCTCTGCTACGGCTGTATCAGAATATTCTTCAGTATTCTCATCTATATCCTCATTCAAGTTATTATCTTCCTGCATGGCAGTTTCATCCTGATTATCCTCTGTATCAAATATAGTTTCATCAGATGAGAAGCCTTCTGGTTCATAATTTGACCCTTCCTCAGACTCCATCCCATCGAATATCTCTGGTATCGCAGTTTCCTGAAAGTCTACATCTGATTCCTCCGGAGTCCCAGTCTCCCCTGATTCCCATTCAGTATCAGTCTGTTCTGAACTCTCTATATTTGAATTATCAGATTCTTCCTGAGGCATCTCCTCTAAAACTAAAGAGTTCGAGGAGCCATCATCCTTCCACGCAGCATAAAGATCACAATTATTTAAAGGGGCATATTCCTCATCCCCTGTCGTAATCAGCTCTCCATCTCTTTCCAGACTCCATCCTGCGAAGACCTTACTCTGGCCATCTTGATCTACGTACACAGGAAAATCCGCAACAGTCTCGCCAACCGGGATCAGCTTCGTCACCGTTTCAGTTTCTTCCAGCGTATCGTTCAGGACATCATCCCGTACATTTTCAAAATATCCTCCATTGGCATCAAGTGTGACGGTATATGATGTGACTGCATTATCTTCCTGAGGAGCTTCGCTCTGACCATTATCCTCAACAGGGGCTTCCTCTGAAAACATTCCTTCTTCAACTGACTCCTCCATTGGTGTTTCTTCGGAAGGAATTTCTTCCAGTTCTTCAGCGGCTACCACGGAAGTCTGACCTGGGTCTATCTGGAAATCAGCAGCCAAAACAGTTCCCGGAACTGATCCAACAGCAAGCATGCCAGAAAGCATCATAGCAGCTATCCGATTTGTAACTCCTTTAATCTTTTTCATAAAATATTCCTCCGCGCTAAATATCTATGTAACAATAGAAAAAGCGCATACAAACCCGATTGGAGAATCTTTAGCTCCAATAGATTTGTATGCGCCTAATAATTTAGTCCATATTATGTAATGCCGTCATAGTGTTTTCTTCCACATAGCTCGAATCATTATGTCAAACACTAGAATAATTATAAAAATGTGAACGTTCTGTGTCAATTGTTAATTAGTTAACGTAGTATCTCCTAGTCATATTCCTTCATTTTTCATTAAGAATCAGTCTTGAGAAACTCTCTTCTTGAGATTCATATGCTCTTTCCTACCACAACTATCTATCACCCACTGCAATATCCTATATCCGCTGCCGCACAATTAGCAGGCTCCTTTTCCTCTCCACCCAAACCATGCGCTCTTGGACCTGCTCCCTGGCCTCTTCCTCCGTGTAATGCCAGGAACTGTACACAAGGCATACTACAATGTCTTCGATATACTCTTGGATGTTCTTGTAGTCCAGGAAAGTGCATCTTTCTTTTTTGAATCATTTAGCTTCTTCTTTGGTAAGCTCTCTAATCATCTTTTTCCCCTCCAGAATTTATTTTCTCTACCTCTTCATCCCACCATTCAGGTCTCCAGCCGGAATTCCACTTTGCTCTGTACTCATTCAGGCTTTCGCGGTTTGCACATCTGTCTTCATCTGGGTTTTCGAGCTGTATTGGGTCATCGACCCATCCGCATACATCACATGTATCGTCTGATCCAGCGAAGGGGGACTCATACTTCCCACAGAAAGGACACATGTGCTTGCTACTTGTTTTAACCCATACATCCATTCTATGCCTCCTATTGCTCTTCTCCCCTGGTACATAACAATTATACCTGTTTTCTATTCCATCAGGTCTCTTTTCAGGCGACATCTGCTTCTTAACACGAAAAAAGCGGCACCGCCTCCATCACTGGAAGTAGTGCCGCCTCATCTGCTATTGCCTTATTCTGCTACAACTATTTCCTTGACCTTCCCGTCCAGGAACCGGACCGTGAAGTGTCTCTTGTCATGGATCACGATCCGCTCCATGACCATCCGGGTAAGCTCCGGTATCTCCCACTTGATTGGACCGTGGGCCGTGAGCTCAATCATCTGCTTGGCACGCAGCACCTGCAGGGGATTACCTTCTTCCTGCATCTTCTCCCATGCCCCGATCAGCTTGTCTCTGTCATTCACCACTGCGTTCCATGCGATCACCATGGCTCGCCGTACTGTCTCTTCTTTTACGTTCTCTGAATGGCAGGTACCTCCGTATCTCTGCTCCTTGTTCTTACAGGCCCACACATGCTGACGTCTGTTTGACCAGCTTTTCTTATTGACTACTGCGCCGCAGTGCCCGCAGACAAGTTTTGATATAAATGGGTTATCCAAAGATGCGAAGCCATATCGCTTTATACCGATTTCCTGGCAGTAGTCTTTCCTTCGTTCCAACTCCATCTGGACCGCTTCCCACTCTGCCTTCGGGATAATCGCCTTGTGGGAATTCTCCACGTAGTACTGCTCTACCTGGCCCTCATTCTTAGCGCGTTTCTTTGTGAGGAAGTCTGTCGTAAAGGTTTTCTGTAGCCTTGCATCCCCCATGTACTTCTCATTGGTCAGCATTCCCAGAATCGTGGCACCGTTCCAGGCAACCTTCCCCCTCACACCTTTAACCTTCTCATCGTTGAGGTGCTTTGCGATCTCATTTTGTGTCCAGCCTTCCTCGAACTCCCTGAAGATCCTTCTGACAATCTTTGCCTGCTCAGGATCGATCACGAGTTTTTTATTCTCATCCATATCAAACCCCATAAATGTTGTTGGGTTGATGCGCAAGATCCCACGCTGGAAATTATGCCTGATCCCCCAGGTGCTGTTCTCTGATATATTCCTCGACTCCTCCTGGGCCAAGGAACTCAGGATTGTGAAAAGGAGTTCCCCGCTGGCGTCTAAGGTGCTGATGTTCTCTTTTTCAAAGATGATCCCAATCCCCAGGGCTTTGAGCTTTCTGGAGTAATGCAGGCAGTCCTGGGTGTTTCTGGCAAACCTGGATATGGACTTTGTGATCACCAGGTCAATCTTTCCAGCCTCACAATCAGCTATCATTCGATTGAAGCCCTCTCTCTTCTTGGTATTGGTTCCGCTGATGCCTTCATCCGTGTAAATATCGACCATCTGGTAGTCGGGCCGCTCCTCAATATACTTTGTATAATACTGGACCTGGTTTTCAAAGGAATTGAGCTGCTCTTCCTGCTCGGTCGAAACGCGGCAGTATGCGGCTACCCGGGTCTTTTTGTTGTGGTCAGCCTTATTCCGTCCCCTGGTCCTTCTGCCTCCAATTGCGGGTATAACTGTAACCTGTCTCTCCATGTCCGATCCCCTTTCTGATATAAATGTTTTGAGTTATCTTTGCACTTGCTCTTCTAACAACTTCATCTGGAACCCTGACACCGCTGCAGAATGCCTTTCCCTTGCGCTTATATCTGCTGCAGATCCATACAACCTTTTTGTTTGTTCCCTGGATGTGGCGAGTCAGTACCGAGCCGCATTCTGCACAGTGTAAGTACTTCTTGTATGGGTAATTATCTTCTGTTATAGGCGGTGCACTCTTACCCGGTTCCTTTTTCCTATGACCTTTCCTCCAGGTAGACTCCCGGACATACTTGTAAGTCGATTTTCCCAGGTCATCCACTTCTTTTCTGATAAAAATATTGCCGGATATGTCCCCCCATCCGCGGATGACACAGTCCGGCACGTTGATTCCTTTGCAAAATGACTTTGTATGTCTCTTTTGTCCACTGCAGCCCCAGTTCACTCGGTTTCCATTGGAGTAGACTCTTCGGTAGAGAGGGGATCCGCACTCTGCACAGAAAATATGCTTCTTATAAGGATAGGTCTCCTGGTCCAGGGCTCCTACAACAGAACCAGTGGCCAAGTAGTCGCCTCTTTCTTCCAGCCTCTTGTGAGCAGCATCCCACAGGCTTCTTCTGACTAGAGGTACATGGTCATGCCTTACATACCATGCATCGACCTCCCCGTTATTTCTTACCAGGTGTCTCTCATCGTTTACGAAGTGCTTATGCATGATGTAATCACCGGCATAGATCTCATTCTCCAGGATCCGCTTAACCAGGCCTTCAGAGAACTGCTTACCCTTTTTCGTTTTTACTCCTTTATCATTAAGGAACCGGGAGATCTGCGCTAGGTTATAGCCGGCTGCACAGAGTTCGAATATCTTCTTAATCCAGGGAGCTTCTTCCGGATCAGGGATGTACTCTCCCTTTTCGTTTACCGCATAGCCGTATGATTTCTCCAGGTGCTGAACAGGAATCCCAGCGGTGTACTTTCGAACGTAGACCATCTGAGCCAGCTTTCTGTAGTTCTCGCTCTCTGCCTGAGCAAAGGCTCCCATCACAGTGAGCATTAATTCACCTGAGGATGTAAGCGTGTGGACCCTCTGCAGTTCAAAGAAAACACCGATGCCCAGCCCCTTCAGCTCTCGCACAGCCTTTAGGAGGGTATCGGTGTTTCTTGCAAACCTGGATATGGATTTTGTAATGATAAGGTCAATCTTGCCGGCCCTGGCATCTTCCAACATGCTCAGGAATCCTGGGCGCTCCTCTTTGAACCCGGATATACCAAAGTCATGGTAGATGCCTGCAAACTCATAAGCCGCATTCGAGCGGATAAGCTCTTCGTAATGGATCTTCTGATTCTCCATGGAGTTTTCCTGCTCCTCCTCGATGGTCGAGACACGGCAGTAGGCACATACTCTTAGTCTTTTCAGGCTCTCTTTCGCCGGTTCAATCACTTGTATCTTCATATTATTATGCTCCTCTCCTGGTGGTGTCATATGTTAGCTCTAGGTGCCGACTATAGCAAGTTAAACCGACCATTGTTAATTCGTCAGTTGGCTAAAATAGTCAAAAAAGAATGCCCGCAGGATCTCTCCCACGGGCACCAATAACACGGCATCTATATTGTTCTCATCTCTCTTTTTCCTCACGATGATGAAGCTGCTCCAGGACGTCCTTCAGTTTTTCCGGGATAGGCAGGCCCAGGTGTGCGGAATTCTCCAGGACACTCAGGCCTTCATTGGAGAGGTAAAAGAAGATCACAGCGGACCGAAGAACACTTCCGGTAGCGATCACGTTGACGTCGATCATCTGCGCAATCCCCACCAGCAGGAAGATGATGACTTTCCGGCAGATCCCCTGGAAGCCTTCCTTGCTGTTGAGCCTCTTGTCGATGATCGCGCACATAACACCGGTGATATAGTCTGCGGTGACAAATACCATGAGGGTGAACAGTAGGCCGTCACAGCCGCCAAGGAAATATCCAAGCCACCCTCCCAGGAACGTAAATATAATCTGACAAATACCCCAAAATTCCTTCATTGTATTATCCTCCTAATAATCAGGCATCAAAAAAGCCGCCAGATCAGCTCTGACGGCTCTTTGCCACTATGGTTTATAAAATTATTATCTGGTCTTGAACGTCACATTCTTTCTTACGGTGTGAACTCAGAATTCCAAACCTGAAGAACTTTAATCAGTACTGATTCCAAGTAAAGGATATGTATCGACCCTGGTAATAACCGCTCCCTGAACGTCTGAAACGATGATTATCGTAACCAGTATTTCTGGAAACCCTTATATAATAAGTCCCCTTTGAAACAACTGCTGTCTGGCACATATATTCATTTATCGAAGTAGTTTTGATCTGCTTGCCCTTGCTGTTATACACAAGAACCTTGGGGTCAACACCCCCGCCCTTATCCTGAGCAAAGATTCTAATTTTGTGTTTTGAAGTGAGCTTTACTTTGTACCACACAGGATATTTTGAGTTATAGTCAAAAAGAAATCTCTTGTTTACACCGCGTTTTAGAGATTTTGCTTTCCCTTTACTATTGTTAGAAGGCCGGGACATCTTGATAAACTCATACTTGAACCGAAGATTGGTACTGTTTGAGAACAGATAATACGTGCCTTTAGGAAGTACTCCGTATGCAGTTCCATTCGAACACCTTTCCCACCTAAGATATGTAACATTGTCATCATCATATCTGTAGGTGTTAAGGATCTGCACGCCAACCAAATTGTGTCTATTTCTTTTTAGCTTGCTGTCATCAAACTGAATCTTATAGTATCCTGAAGAAGTGATTTTGAACTTATAACAAACAAACCGATCCTGTGGATCTTCCGGTGATTGTACCCACTTCTTCTGTGGCAAGTTATAAATCTTATACTTACCAATGATAGTTGCAGCTTCTGTTTGCACCGGAATAAATCCGTAGACAAAAGACATGATCATTAACAAGCAGATTAAACGTTGTAAGTGTTTTTTCATAATGATCCCTCCTTGAAAATAATACAAACATACCTCTCTTATTATACAACAACTATTACATTTTTGCAGAAATAATCAAAAAATAGCACCTTGATCTGTATTGCTCACGCAGTCTCCCACATGGCAAAGCAATAGATACAGTAGGTAGAACTGGAATGGCTCTGCGTAAGTAACCCCGCAGTAGTCAGCTTCATTGCACCAATGGAAGATGTGTTGAGACTCGATGTCGTTGCTTTTCTCGTAAACTGTGCGATGATAGTCTGTTCTGTTGCCGGTCTGTACCCGGCCGGTATAGTGAACAGTGTCGTGCCTGTGGGAATGGTTTCAGATGCCGTGTTATATCCAAGCCCCATAGACATGAATACCATTTTTCCGACCTTCTTCAGATAACAGTATTTATAGTTTGCTGCGCTAAAGGAGCTCCCCACTGCTCCCGTGGTGCTGGAACTAACTCCCAGGTTAGTGATCTTATCGTTTACGACCTTGCCCTGGTACGCATCAAGCACTGCCGTCCCAGCCGACGCAGTCGTCAGGTTATTCGCCACTGCCTTAGATGCAGCTACACCAGTCGGGATCTTGTCATCAAGGATCTTCCCTTGCCTGGCGTCCAGGACGCTTCCTGCCGCAGTCGTTGTGAGGTTATTTGCCACTGCCTGGGAGGCTGCCGTGCCGATCGTCTTTGAGGTCACAACCGGATACAAGGTCCCAGCTCCGTCCGGATCCACCATGACAGGGCTGGCCTTTGTAGTGTCATTGATAATGACACGATCCACATCTGCAGAGCCGAACTTCACGATGCCCAGGAAAGAAGCAAGCTTTCTAAACAGGGTTTTGAAGTTAAAGTCCACCCAGTCCTCCATCGTCGCCTTCTGTCCAAAGGCCACACCCTTGCCCCCGTGCAGGAAGTGCATCAGGTAGATGGCCGTGGATACGTAGTCGTTATAGGAAACAGACCGGAACTGGTCCGTGACCGTATAGACGATGTCGTAGGAAAACTCTGTATCAAGGCTCCCTCCGCATACATTGACGCCAGGGGTGAGTGTCACCTCAGGGTTAAAGACCACTGCATCCGTCTTCTTGTACTTCATCGTCATGGTGACGCTGTTCTTCCCGCCGCACGATGAGTACTCGACTGTTGTGGTGCTGAGGAAGTAGGTCCCGTCATTGTCATCTTCCCCCTGGGCATTGCACCTCTCACTGCGGCACTGTGTGAACTTAGGCGATGAGTATGGTGTGAAAGTCACTGTCGCTGTTTTGGTCCCAGTCCGTCCCCGGCTGTCTGTTACAGTGACAGTCGCTGTAAGAGCCCCGCTCTGTGTGATCGTATCGATCTGAGGAAGAGCCGACGCGGAGTAGGCCTTCGATACTGACTGAGTACCGACCTGGAGCCTGACATTGCTGATCGTAGACCCTTGGGCCCCCGCACAGGTGATGGCAGACAGCCTCACACCGCTCTGGTGCTGCACATACAGGTTCCAGGCAGAAGGCACAGGTGTGTTCGTCTTATCCTCCAGAGTGATGGAAGAGACGCTCGGAACCACGCTTGTCGGTACAGACACAGAGATCGTCGTATTGAAAGTCTTATACACCTGACCGCCAAAGAGGACCTGGCAGGCCACATTTGCCGTCCCGGTCGTCTTGTTCGGGAGCTCCGTGCACCAGGCAAGAGGGATCGCATACTCCAGAGTCTTCGTTGTCGAAGTGGCAGACCCCGAGTGGGATCCCAGGGAGAAGGTGGCTTTGTATGTGGCATCTGTCACGGATGTGGTAAAGACCACCTTTGACTTGGTGCTGCCGTCCATCACTCCACCAGATGTCGATGCTGCAGCTGCCGCCTTCTCTATCTCATAGAAGGAGAAGGTCTCTTCATAGATGACTCTCTCCGCATTTGTGGAGTCTACGAGCTTTAGCGTGAAGAAAGGTTTTGAGATCGTCATCTGAGAGCTCGTCATCTTGGTCTTGTAAACCGTATCTAAAAAGGTCTGTGTGCTGTTTGTCGTCCAGGTACAGCTCTGTCTACTTCCATCCACATATACATAGATCGATCCTGTCACCGCTGTGAGCCAGGTCGATGCCTGAAATACAATGGTCAACTTCGTTGTGGCCCCGGTCACTGAGCCGGTGAAGGTCAGGGACGGCGATCCAAACGAGCTGGTCCATGTTCGTTTTGTAAGAGACATTTTCCACCTCCTTAACTGTCAGCTGTATTGGTCACAGCCCGCCACTTAATGCCCATACCGTATTCCGTGCTAATGAAATCAAAATAACCGCCATCCGCGGCAGCGCCGACAGATAAGCGGTCCATGGCCTCAATGGCATTGATATGCATCTTGTTATACTGGACATAGGCGATTTCCTGCCCATTCTGTAAGAAGCCCATCTTCTCGTTGTCGATATTGATCGAGTATGGTGAGTCATCGCCATCCTCCTGCTTACCGATATTCAGGCCGTTCGTGTTGAAGCGGAAATAGGTGCTGGTCTGATGCTTGTAGTCGAGAAGGGCATCCTCCTGGTCCGTCACCCTCTGGGAGAGCCCTTCCATTGATTCGGTGAGTGAATCGTTGGTTTCTGCCAGAGAATCCTTCGTCTCCTGGATATCTGTTGTAAGCGTTCCTGTGACTGTACTTATCGAGATCTGGATCTGGTCTGCCATCTGGTCCACGATACTCTCAGCAAAGGTCTTTACCAGCTCAGCTGAGTCATTGATCTCCCCGGTCGTATCCTCTGGTGCTGGCGTCCAGTCCGTGGGAATATTCCCCCGTTCGACCTTGGCCCTGCCCCCATTGACTCGCCTGTATGAGCATCGCATAAAGGCAGCGCCAGCTGGGACAGTGATCTCGTAGATGTTGTAGGTGTAGTCATCCGGTAACACAGTGCCATCGTACTTGGCGGGCCTGCTCCCCAGATACGTCTGTTCAGAGTCGTAGAACGCATAGGCCATCCACAGAGATCCGGCAGCGCTTCCTGTCGCAGTTGTGATCGCCCAGGCCTGGAAGATCATCTTCTCCCCAGGTGTAACCGGGATAAAATCGCTCATCTGCTCCCTGTTCGTTGTCGACATGGTAGTGACGCCACCTGTGGAGGCATTGATATAGCCGTCTACAGCGTCTCGCTCGATATAGAGGTTTCTTCCACCGAGCTGAAGGTTATCAACGGTGTCCTGGGCTGCCTGAGCCGCCTGCTGGGCCGCTACGGACTTGTTGTAAGCAGCTTTCGAAGCTTCGTAGGAGCTTGATAGGGAGACAGAGGAATAGGAAAACGTGCCGTCTGTGTAGGTGGTCTTCTGGCAGATATATAGGCTGTTGGTGCTTCCTTCTGTGTAGCTGGGTTCTGTATCTGTCCATCCGGTTGGTGGATCGGTCATAGGCTTTGGAGGCACGGAGGCAGTCGATGCCTGGAGCTTGTAGTACCAGGTCACGGAGACGATATCCCGCTCCCAGGTAAGGGTAATAGAGCTCCTTGCTAGGATCATAGCCGACCACCTCCTTTACGAGGTCTCAAGACGAGCCTCATATGTCTCTGACTCATTCACATCCGAGGCATTTACCGTTATCGTGAGCGTTCCGGATCCATCTGCGATGGGTGTCGTGCTCCCTGACCCCTTATACCAGTTGACGGCTCCAAGCGCTGTGATCTGGGCACTGGTAAGCTCAGCGTTTCCCCGAAATACATGGGCTGTCAGAGTCTTGGACCCGGTGCTGTTCTTAAATACCGTCCCGCCGCTGGGAATGATCACGATGGTGATGGCATCCTCTCCGTCATCCCCTGTATCCCCTTTGGGGACCTTTGACCAAGACAGCTTCTTGACAATCGTCTGGCTAGCGGCTGTAAACGAGAGGCCGATCTCTCCGGACATAGTCGCGGCATTACCAAGCGTTCCATTAGCCGCTACAGAGATGACCAGGGACCCGTCTGCAGAAGTTGTCGCGTTGGAGCTGGACTTCTTCGTCATGCCGCTAGGGAGAGTCGGATTGGCGATCGAGCAGGCGATCCTGCTCGTCCCCTGGTAAGCGGCAAACGGGACCGTGATATCGAACGCCTTTGCTACAAGACCACCCGTTGTACAGGGCACACTGACCGACTCGTTTCCGCAGACAACACTGATGGCGCCGGGACCGGTGGGGCCCGTGCCTCCCTGTGCACCAGTCGCTCCCGTGATGGACTTAGCCCAGGAGAGCTTTTTGGTAGCTACCAGAGTTCCTGTAGCAGAGGTCAGGTGGAATGCCAGAGTGATCTCTCCGGAATCATCTCCTCCCAGAGTACTGGAAGCCGCTATGGTCAAAGTCAGTGTTCCATCAGCTGAAGCCGTGCCCGCTGTGTTGGACTTAACAGTGATCCCGGTCGGGAGGTCAGAAACGACCACTGCGGCAGCTTTCCTGGCTGTGCCCTGATAGATCGTAAACGGGACTGTGACATCTGTTGCCGCGATGGTCTTTTTGTCCTTGTCGCAGGCAATCGTTATCGCTTCATTGCCAAGGAGCGCATTGTATGCAGCCGCTCCTGTAGCGCCAGTAAGCGCGATCGAGAGGTTGATCGCCTTATTGAACGTTGCCTTCCCGTCCACAAGGATCGAGAGCATGATCTGTCCGTTGAGGGCCGCTCCCCGCAAGATCGCATCGGTCAGGGCTGTTGTCGCCTGGACCGTAAGCGTGGGGGATGTGGAATCTCCATCATCTGTGACCGTGAGGCCAGTATTGGTGAGCGTGGTTGTTATCGTCACCACAGCACTGACTGCGGTCGCCCCGCGCATCGCCTGGACCTTTGTTGTAAAGCTCTGTGTCGTTTTCACCTTGGTCGTATCTCCCTGGAAAGTAAACGAGTCCACAGAGAGATTGACGCTGTAAGAATCTGTGATATCTGTAAGACCAATCTGGCCTCTTGCTATAACTGCCATAGCTTGTTCCTCCTTAATCCACTACTAAAAGGCATCCTGCCATCCTTTCCTGCTGCGCGATCTCTTCCATGACATGCAGACAGAACCCGTCATTCTCTGTCCGGATACCGGGAATGCCCTTTGTGACACTCTCCGCATTCCCGAAGGCATCCATCAGGACCCATTCCAGATGGGCGCCCTTCCCGAAGTACAGGGTGAGCTCCTTAGCATCCCGTATTGTTTTCCTGTTGTACATGACATCCACCCAGATCACCCGGCCCTCTGCATCCTTTGCTGCATGCATAACCACCGAGGCCCCTTTTGAGATATTGTCAAGGTCTATCATTCCTTTTGCTGGTATCATCGTTCTCCTCCTTTACACGATAAGATCACACTGGAACAGGATCTGCTCATCGACGTCTTCCGGTGTTACTGTCATACAAAAGCCTCCCTCTGTAATATGGGAATCACTCACGCTCATGGTGCTCCACTCCTGGTCCGCCTGCTTTCGGAAGTACCACTGGAGGTATGCACCTGCTCCAAACGCGGCTCGAAGCGCCTGCAAGTCTGTGATGCTCTCAGCCCCCCTGACCACTGTGACCCTAAGCTGCGTATCATACCAGTTGTTCTTAAATACAAGTCCCCTGGTCGAATCGACACGAAGGATCACTGCATCTGCTCCATCCAGGCCGTCTGCTCCGGTGATGCAGACAGGTGATGAGGTCCTTGTGTTCCCTGTTGCATAGGTCGTGACGGTCTTTTGCCACATGTAAGTCCCATGGATGCGCTCCGGCATCTCAGTGCTCCATCCTTCGTCATCGTCTGCTGGCGGGACTGTCTCGGATCCATTCTGAGCATAATAGGTGGTAACCTCTCGTACTGTGTTATTGACCTCTGTCCGTATCTCAGAGACAGTTCTGGAGAAGCCTCTGGCAGTCTCCTCCACACTGTTGACCTGGGCAGTAAGAGCCTGGACCGTGGATCCGTCTGCCTTACTCTCTAGGGATGTCTGGACATTCCCAATCTGAGTTGTCAGGCCGTTTATCGTCTGCTGCTGACTCGTATACTGGTCAGACAGCTGTGTGATGGAATTGCCAAGGGGAGTTGTTGCCTCCGTGATATCCGACTGCCAGACCTTCTGTGTGATCTGCCCCTGGACCTCCTGGAACTGGGTTTGCAAGGTCTGGGTCGTCGTCTCATCATCAGAGACGCGCTGGGTGAGCACTCGATAGTTTGCTTCGAGCGTCGTATCGTCCATGATCACCTTGGAGGCATCTAGGGTCAGGGTCCCGTCATCCTCGATCTCCTGGACGACAGACCGGATGTTGAGCTTTGAGCCATCGATAGCTGCGTTACCAGAAACCATGGAGTCCACAATCAGTCCATTCGGGACACCGTTTGCAGTGATCCCTTCTGGAGACCAGATCAGGTTCCCGGATGCATCCCACAGGTAATAGGAATAATTGCCACTCCCATCCCGGCCGATCTGGACCCGGACCGTATTGTTCTGGTCTTTGATCTGGATCGTGGAGCCTTCGATAGAGAGTGCTCCATCCCGGGATGCGATCTTGATAAAGTCCGTAAAGATGGTCTTTGCCGTAACATTCCCTGCCATCAGGTCATCCATGACCGCCTGGGCGATCGTCGCGTCCTCGATCACGATATTGTCACCGGTCAGGTGGATGGCCTGCAGTGTCCCCACACCGGCATTGCCGGCAAGCAGGGACTCTATGTTGGCTGTAGAGGCCTGGAGGCTCGACACGTTGGCATTAGTGGCGTTGAGGTCTGTGATAGCTGCCTTCTCTGCGACCAGGTGCTGGATCTGAGCGTCCGCTGCCTGGAGGGCCGCTACGTTCGCGTTTGTGGCATTGAGGTCTGCGACATTGGCCTTCTGGGCAAGGAGGGTGTCTACCTCACCGAGTTCAACATGAAGTGCTCCGATATCGGCGTTTGCCGCCTGCAACTTATCCGTAACCACGTGCCGGAAGGCTGTAAAGGTGTCAGACAAAGAGGTCAGGACTGCTGCCGTGCCTCTTGTCATAGACGATGCCAGGGTGATTAGTGTCGCCCCCAGTGTCAGCTTAGAGTTTTCCGGGTGCAGAAGATCCATGTAGACCTTCTGGATTACCATGTAATCATCTATGCCATGAGGCTCAGAGACCACCCGGATGTTGTCTCCTACCTTGCAGCGTTCGATATCTACATCCAAAAGGTGCAGGTCAATGGCTGTGATCGTAATACTGTAGATAAGGAGCTTCTGCCTGTCCAGGACCTCCTGACCCTTTCGGAGGAGGTTCTCAGGCAGCGTCACGTCATCATACTCTACGGTCTTCACGATCCTGCCGTACTTGGCAATAGCATCCAGGTCCTCCAGATAGTCCCTGCCTTCGTTGACGCTCTTGATGGTCAGTCTCTCATCAGTCTCCTCGTCACGCTGCCCCAGTGGCACAATGACTGTTGCCAGACTGTCGCAGTCCACTTCCTGGGTAAGGTCCAGGATGTTCTCGCCAAATCGGATTACCTGATCATTCGTATGCTCATAGGACTCGATGTAGTCGATGTACCTGTGGAAATCTTCGTGCCGGATCCGGACATAGCCGCCCAGGCGATTGATCAGACGATCCTCTATTGTCTTCCAGGTATTCTCATAGGTCGAATACCGGTAAAGGCTGTCGTTGTTATCGGTTACCGTCACCTGGCCCACTGTAAAGCTCTTTCTATAGCCCACATCCGCGTTGTGTTTGGCGATCAGATCAGCGAAGTAATCCGCGACACTGATATCGTGGTATTCGTGATAGCGCTGGATGCTGTCAAGAAGGTATGACAGTTCGCCCTCACACTCTATGGTCCTGTTGCCATAGAAATCGACCTCATCGGTCAGGACCCTTCCGGAATACAGCCAGTCATCATCCTGGTAGAGGGACAGGACAGAGTACATCTTCTGGATATCGTCCTTCTTAGGATGAGTAGCCGGGATAGTAATCTTCAGGGTTCCCGTTTTATTGACCTCCAGCTCGCATGTGATGTCTACAAGAGCCAGCTCAGGGACACGGGGATCATAGAAGAGCTCTTCTTCCAAAAATATCCTGTACATTACAAACACCCCCTCCGAAACGTAAATTTGATACTGGTCGTCCCTGTCGCCGAGATCCTGTTCTCGTATGGATGGAGGACCAAACCTGGTACATCCTGAGTGCCGGCCTCCAGGTCATACACCCTATCGTCATGGAACAACTGACAGGCTGTAGGTGTTGAGACTGTAGGGCATACAGGCATGCGCAGATTCTCAATAGTCCCTGAGACTGCCGTCGTATCACCTGTGAAAGTTACCTTATACAGGTCCTGTTCATACCGAAATGGCTCAGCATCAATCGTCAGGGTGAGCTGTCCAGCTGTCGAAAGACGTTGCGGCTCCAGGATGCTGGCTCTGCCGACATAGTAATGGCCAGGGTCCTCATCAAAAGTGATCTGGACTACCCGGCCATGGTACTTGTTAAATATATGAAGACAGGTCTCAACCCATCTCTCCCTGTTCATCTGAGCAGCAAGCTCTAGCTTTATCTCTCTGTTCCCGTAAGAGATATCTCCTGTCAGAACTTCCGAAAGGTCAAGCCGACCGCTCCTTCCAGGGACCTCCAAGAGGACTGTGTTCGGCTCCGGCATAGCGATGACATCACTATTTGTGATGACAGCTCCCCAGTCTCTAAGTGTGTGTTCATCGCCGATCAGTGCCCCGGTAAAGATCGTAGCATCTGTAGTTTCTATGGTTATCATGGTCCTCTCCTTCAGGCATTGCGCACACTGATAAAGTGGATTATTATAATAATGGCTGCAGGCACAAACTTCCTTCAAAGCTGTTTACGTTCTTTACACCCAAGTCCTGCAGCTTTTTTCCTTGCTCACCCCACAGATGACTGTGGGGCTTTTTTTATCTGTTTCCCCTGCCCCCTCTCATAGAGTATCTCGCAAGGCCGGAATCGATCGAAGGCAGAAGGTGACCCACAAGCGTCCCATCCTCCAGGTAGATTCCTTTGCTGCTGTTGTCTGCTATGATCGCCAGGTAGCGCTCCATGCCGGACATGTTGAGCCTTTGATCAAGCATGTTTGAAAGCTGATCATAAAAGCCCTTGAGAGGAAGTATGGCCTCTGCACCTGCTTCACCGCCGGCCATGATGCTGGATCCATTGATTCCAAACATCGTAGGCTTTGTCATGATACCGCCTTCTTTGTACCAGTCCACGGAGAAGTGAGGTGCAGAAGGAGGCCTTAGAGAAAAGTGGCCGCTGATACGGACATGTGGGAGCTTTAAGTGAGGCAGGCTCCAGGAAAAGTTGAAATAGGACCGCATTCGATCTATCGCATTCTTCACCGCGTCCCTGGCCGACTCGACCGGCCTGATAATGGCATCCTTTATCCTGTCCCAGATATTTGATGCCGTTGTCTTGATTCCATCAAAGATCCTGGCAGCTGTCTCTTTGATCGAAGTAAATCTGTCGCTGATCTTAGTCTTAAGTCCGTCAATAATCGTTGCGATCGTCTCCCGTATGCTCCTCCAGACATTGCTCAGCGTGGTCTTCATCCCGGTCGTTATCGTAGTTACAGCCGTTCTGATCGATTTCCATACGGTGCTGACGTTGGTCTTTATAGCGGTTCCAACAGTCGATACGGTCTGCTTGACTGCATTCCAGGCAGTAGAAAACACCTGCCGAATACTGTTTAAGGTGGATGTCAGGAATGATTTGATCGCGTTCCAGGTTGTCTGGATCACAGTCTTCAGCTTACTGACAACTGTAGAGACAACAGTTCTGATCGCAGTCCAGACTGTCGTGAAGGTATTCCGGAGCCTGGTCAGGATCGGTGTCAGGATAGTAACGATCGCATTCCACACGGATTTGATCGTTGCCTTGATGGCATTAAGAGCTGTCGATACAGTCGTTTTGATCTTCTGCCAGGCCGTTTTGAGCGTGGTTCCGAAGTTATTCCAGATGAATTGCCACGGGATAGTCAGGATCGTAAAGGCCGCGGAGAGCAGCTCTTTGATAAAGAGGATCCCGACCTGCACTACGCTCTTGATCGTCTCCCATACAGTCGTTACGGTCCCGGAGATCGTATTCCATACGGAGGACATCGTGGTCTGGATCGCTGTCAAAGCCCCTGTGATCGTGGTTTTTATAGACTCCCATGTCGTCACAAAGAAGTCCCTTATCCCGGTAAGGACAGTAGTGACTGTCGTAGTGATGCCCATCCAGATATTCGTAAAGAAGGTGACAATCCCGTTCCAGATACCTTCAAAAAACGTCTTGATCCCGGTCCACACCTGGTTCCAGCTGGTACCAAACCAGGACAGGACTGCATCTGCGACACCTTTGATCGTGTTTACAGCTGTAGAGAACATACCCTGGATGCCTGTCCATACGGAGGAGAATACAGTTTTAACTCCAGTCCAGGCCTGGCCCCAGTTCCCGGTGAACACTCCGATGAACACGTCGAGCAGTCCTGTGATCACACCCAGAACTGTCTCCAGGACTGTGGCGATCGTGGAAAAGGCACCTTCAAACACTGGCGCCAGGAAGCTGCACAGACCGTTCCAGATCTTTTTGATTGTCTCAGAGACGCTGGAGAAACTGATCCCTAGGGCAGACAGCCGGGTTTTGATCCCATCAACAAAGCCGCTGACCGCTGTCTTGATCCTGGTCCATGTTCCGATGATCGCCTCCCGGAAGCTGTCGTTTGTCTTCCAGAGGTGCACAAAGGCCGCGACCAGCACGCCAATGACTGCCACCACGGCAAGGACCGGTGCGGAAACTCCACCCAGGGCAGCACCGATCTTCCCAAGGATCCCATGCGCTCCGGAGACTGCAGTCTTTAACTTCCCGAAGGCCCCTGCCAGCTTTACAAAGCCCTGCATGGCGATACCGATCTTCGATATACACGTCCCCAGGATCACCAGAAAAGGCCCCAGAGCAGCGACGAACAGTCCCACCTTCAGGATCGCATTCCGCTGAGACTCAGACATGCCGTTTAGCTTATCGACAAATCCCTGGATCGCTGTCACGATCTTCCGGATGGCGGGCATCAGTATTTCGCCAAAAGAAATGGCCAGCTCCTCCAACTGAGATTTCAGTATGGTGAGCTGACCATTTAAGTTGTCCTGCATGACGGCAGCCATCTTTTCTGCCGTGCCATTGTAACCATCAATCTCATCCGAGCAGGTGGAGATGGCATTTTCCAGTTTCTCAATATCTGCCGGTGCCGCATTCATCAGCGCCAGGAACCCGGACATGGCATTCTTTCCGACCAGGGACTCTGCAGCAGCTGCTTTTTCAGACTCTGTCATCTTGGAGAAGGCGCCCCGGCAGTCAGCCAGGATATCACTAAGGTTCCTCATCGATCCATCGGCATTGGCTGTCTGGATCGTTACATCACCAAGAGCCTTGCCGGAGAGCTTCAGTTCTCCCTGGAGCTTTGTCATGATGGTCCTGAGGGCAGTACCCGCAGACGAGGATTTGATCCCAGCATTGGCCATAAGACCGATCGCCTCTGCAGTATCCTCCGCAGAGTAGCCGAGGGCTCCAGCAATAGGGGCACAATACTTGAAAGTCTCACCCATCATGCTGACATTTGTGTTGGCATTAGAGGATGCTGCCGCAAGGATATCCGCGAAGTGGCTGGAGTCCTTAGCAGAAAGGCCAAACGCTGTCAGTGCATCGGTTACGATGTCGGAGGTGGTCGCCAGATCCTCACCAGAAGCCGCAGCCAGGTTCATAACACCTTCGATGCCTTCCAGCATGTCATTAGTCTTCCAGCCGGCCATGGCCATGTAGTTCATGCCTTCAGCAGCCTCAGAAGCGGAGAACTTGGTCTTGGATCCCATCTCCCGGGCCTTGTTGCGGAGAGCATCGAGGTCATCCCCGGTAGCCCCGGAAACAGCAGCCACTTTGCTCATAGAGGAATCGAAGTCTGCGGAAGTCTTGACCGCAGCCGCACCGAGACCCGCGACTGCTGCGGAAGCCGGCATCACCGCCTTCCCTGCGCCAGTGATAGCGTCTCCTGCCTTCTCGAACTTCTTTCCAGTCTCATCGATCTGAGCCAGGACACTGCTTGTATTGGTTGCCTCCTGCTGCAGGCGCTTCAATTCCTCTTCTGTCTCGATGATCTCCCTTTGCAGAGCATCATATTTATCCTGCCCCAGGGTCCCGTTTTCGAGCTGCTGCTTTGCCTGCTCCTGGGCTGTTTTCAAAGCATCCAGTTTTTCTTTTGTTGCAGAGATGGCGTCCTTTAGAAGTTTCTGCTTCTGGGTGACAAGGTTGGTGTTGGCGGGATCAAGTTTCAGGAGCTTGTTGACATCCTTTAGAGAGGTCTGCGTAGTTCTAATCGTAGAATTGACACCCTTCAGGGCTTTATCCAGACCAGTTGTATCACCGCCGATCTCAACGGTTATTCCCTTGATTCTGCTACCTGCCATGATCCTCACCTCCTTCTTTTAGGCATGAAAAAAGAGCCGGGGTGAACCGACTCTTAAATCTAATGGATAATCCTTTTCTTACCTATCAAACTCCTCGTGGACTACTTCCCTATCAAACTATTATATGCATCGTCAAGTAACTTCTTGTGGTAGCTACAGTATGGGCTTCCTTCTTCAGCTTTGTTATTACACACCTCAACGCCGTTCTCCAAAAATGCACACTTCTTACTATTTTTCTTTGAGGGCGAAACATCAGTGTTGGATTGCTTTCCAGAATTGCTTCCTTCCGATGCTTTTGTTAAGCAGTCCATACAATACATTGCATCCTCGTCAATATATTTACCACAATCGGCGCATCGATTAGAATGCGTAACACAACAATTGGTATCTCCAGAAGGCGCTATATAATTATTACATCCAGGATGAGCACACTTTGTCGTAGGTGTTCCATACTTGTTTGTGAAGGAGCCTGAACCATTATTTGTACTCGGTTGATAATCGGAATCTGTCTCATTTACACCCTTAACGCCAAATCCAAGATCAATTAAACTAAAACCAAGACCATTATTTTTTAGCCACCATTCAAGCTGCCCTACTGAATCCGGAATAACTTCTTTAGGATATGCTTTCACTTCTTCTACAAGAGAATCATCCGCGGAAAATTCAGGATCACTAAAAACCACTTCATCCGCCATAAAAGAATTTGATTCATTGTATGTGGCAATATCAAACGATCCGAATATTGACGCACTTTTATCTGCAGCATCCTGGCCAGTATTTGCGAGCGGAACGTAGATTTCATACTTTCCATTTTCTCCATTTACATCAATGGTCCATTTTAATTCCTGCATTTCAGCATTGTTTCCATTATACTCAAATAAAAGCCATAGATCATTTGAGCCTTCTACCGCTCCAACAGCTACCCTTATGTAATCTGTTGTACCTGGTGGAACAGGTATTGCATATTCATAGCCTGTAAAGAAGTCATCCTCACGCTTTTCACCAGTTGATTTTATGTTTTCTATGCATTTAGAATACTTTAATCGTTTTTCTTCTTCGGCAGTATCGGCTTCTTCAGATACAGTTTCAGCATTTTTTTGTTCTTCTGTGGCTTCTTCAGCACTCTCTTTCTCACCAGTTTCTTCTACTGTTTCAGTGCTACTCGCCTCTGTAGTATTTGATGAGCTTCCACCTCCACATGCACTTAAAACTAAAGCTGCGCAACAGCCTACCAGCAGCAATACTTTTTTCATGTATACCTCCGTTTGCATTCCATGTAATCTTTTACTTCGAAAAGTATATCATTAATACATAGGAAGCGTAACCCGTCAAGTGTTCCAAAATGGAAAGATTGTATTACAATAATATATTCTACACCTAAGCCCTGTCTCTCGGGTGGGCTCTCAGCCCACTTTATAATATTCCAAATATTTAAAACTTATCAAAATCACTCTGATCCGCAATCCGCCTGTATTTCACGCCATCGTTGGCCTTTTCTGTCCACATGTCGAGGACCAGGCCTATTGTAAGAAGGTCGAGATCCCGGATAGAGATCCCGACCTCCGTGCAGCGCAGAAGGAACAGTGGCGTGGTCATTTCCCGCTCACTTCTGCCAGTCCTTTTTTTGCCTGTACATCCGTCATCAGGTTGTCTCCCCACAACTCCAGGATCTGCGGCAGAACCTGGTAGATAGAGAACATCTCAAACTGATCCAGCCACTCGTCGATAGTCTTCGGAATGGATGGATCCGCATGGTATGCCATGATGTAGGCAACGTTCTCAAAGATCTCCAGGTCTTCGATCTGCAGCTCATCACCGTCCTCAGTTTTCCTGGTGAAGGACTTCTCGAGCTTGGTCAGGTCTTTGAAGATATCCCGTTTGAACTTAGCCCTGTAAAGGCGAGGGACCGTTGCCGACGAGCGGAACTGTACAGGTTTCCCTGAAATCTCAATAGTGCGTTCGATCATGTCTTACTCCCCCTCTCCATTGGTTTCTGTAGGCAGATACACAGACTGGTACCAGCCTGCATAGGTAGCAGCATCTGTTGTATCGCCGGTGCGTGCCTTCACCAGGCCATCGGCCCTGGGGTCAGCAGTGATGGACAGCGTTTCTGTACCGGGCTCGATCGTATCCTCCTTTGTCTCCGACTCGATGGACGGACGGGAGCTGGTGCAGTTGTAGAGAACGTGGCGGATGCAGTTCACATCGCCATCGAATTCAAAGAGCAGCGCGAACTTCACGCTCTCCTTGTTGTCGCTCTTCTCGATCAGGACACCTTTGGAATCCAGCTCTTCCTGCAGGATCTCTGTACGGAACCACTCCGGCACCAGGGCCATCTCCAGATCGCCGGAGTACCCGTTGTTCGTCACTGAGCGGAAATATACGATGCCGTCTGCATAGAAGGGGCTGGACTCACCCTCAGCATCCAGTGAAATACTGACAGCACCCGGGATCGCTCTGGGGGTAGCATATGTAAATGTGGTTACCCCCTCCGTCACCGTCTCCGTGAGCTTGGCCGCATGTACATTTTTCAGGTTAAATTTCACCTTGTTTTTCATGCATCAATCCTCCATTTCGAATGAATAAAGAACCTCATATAGTTTCTCGGTCTCGATCCAGACCTCAGTTTTATCGTAAAAGATCTCATGCGCATCCAGGACAGTCTCCACTTGGGCTTCCACCTCCGGGTTCTTTTCGTCGGCATAAAGCTCAATATGGACCTCTGTAACGCGCAGGTACACCCTGCCATCTGCAGAGAAGTTGTTTGTCCTTGGCATCAGGTATGTGATAAATGGCGGCTCCGGTGACTCCCCTTCCGCGAAGTGGTCATAGGCAGAAGGGATATCTATCTCTGCCATCAGTTCCAGTATCTTATCCATTCTGTAACCCCCTCATGATCTCCTGGGTGAGCTGCTCCTCACCGGCTGCTTCTGCAGGTGCGATGTGTGGGATAGCCCTGACTCTTCCGCCACCGCGCTTGGCGTGCCCGTGCTCCAGAAGGTGCGCCAGCATATATCGAGAAGGAGAATAGACCGTTACCTGGAGAGCCGTGGATGTCTCCCTGGTCTTCCTCGCAGTCCAACTCCTGGCATACTTTCCAGTCCGGACAGGAGCACTCCCTTTGATCTGGTCCCGGACGGTCTTACCGGCTCTGTCCACTGCCTTCTTTACAGTTTCGGTTGAGAGCCTGCTGTATTCCTCCATCTCCTGCATGACTGCATCTGCCAGGCCGTCGATAGCTACTTTCTTTCCAGATGCCATAGGATCACCTCTCTACAAGCTCCGCATGGAACTTCCTGCTGTTGTGCTTAAAGCCCATATCATCTACATGGACTATGTTATAGATCCGGTCGCCCAGGAGGATCCGGTACTGCTTGGAAGTTACTGCAGCAGTCTCCGTGCAGTACCGGACTGTGAAATCAAGTCGATCCTCTTCCTCTGTGTGGGCGGCATTCTCGCCCTCCTGGCCGTTCTGTGTGGAGGGAGTGGCCCAACAGCGGAAATAATCGGTCCAGACTGACTTATGGTTCCCGTACCTGTCTGTAACCGTCTCATTCCGCTGTATGGTGATCCGGATCCTTAGTCCTTCGATATGCATCAGATCACCCCCTCCCGAATAGCAAAAAGAATGGACCGAAGCGTCAGTGTAAGATCGTGATGGTCCGCTTCCTCCCTGTGCTCAAAGAGGTAAGCTACTGTGTACAGGATCGCGACCTTCATCATCTCCCTAACGGGAGCAAGGGAGGGATCCTCCACTTTGGAATTAACCCTCTCCCACTCCTCATCGCTCAGCCTCGCCACATCTGCACAGAGCCTCCCCGCTGTAGCTATGAGGGTCCCGATCATGGCATCCTCATCTGCTGTATCGACCCGGAGATATTCCTTTGCTTCTGAAAGCGTAACAAGTGCCATGATCAGTCACCTCCTCATGCATCTGCTGTCATCAGGCCTGCAGCCTTCAGCTTGGTAAGCAGAGCATTGAAATCGTTCTTCAGTGCTTCGACTGTCTCCGCCTCACTGGCATCCTGATTTGCCGCAGGGGTAAAGCTCCCTCCAGAAGAAGGGAGCCCCTCAACAGAGGCCCCCTCCTCGATCACAAGTTTCCCACCGATATGGGTGACATCGCCGCCCTGCTCGGTATAGTTCTTAGCGTTATATGTACTCATATCCTGTCCCTCCTCATGCGTGCTGCTGAAGGATCTGGATGGCTTCCGGAAGAACGGTCCTGCCGTCAAGACGCTTAGACGCCATGAAACCAACCTGGCCGTTTCCAGCATAAAGCTCATTCAGACGCTTGAATGTGATGCCCACACGGTCTCCGATCCAGTAGTAGCTCAGGTCACCAAAGATGATCGTCTTGGCGCCTGCAGCGGCTGTAGGCATGAACGGAGAAGTGAAGTAGGGCTTTCCAAGGATCATGTTCTGCTCACCGTCCTTGATGCCAGGCTGCCACAGATACTGGCCTTCACCAGTCTTGAGCTTTCTGATCAGCTTGACAGTGGAGTCGTTGAGGACCCAGATAGCGTTTTTGCGGTAGGGTGCGCGAAGAGCATGGTACAGATCCACCAGCTCATCTGCCGTGATAGCTGCAGCTCCAGCAGCTGTCACTCCGACAGTACCACCGCCAGTCGCGTTCAGGATCCCGGTAGGCTTAGAGGCACCGTTTCCCACCAGGAAGGCTTCCTCCTCCTTGTCGCCGATCCTGCGGGAGAACTCAGTAGTAATGTATCTCTCGAGGTCAAAGGCAGAATCGTTGAGCAGCTCCTCGGATACCTTGATGAGCGTGCCAACCTTGTGCGCGTCCAGCTGGACCTGACCGAAGACCTCATCGCTCTCGGTGTAAGCACCTTCCTCATCGATCCAGGCAGCGGAGCCGTGGGATGCGACGACAGGGATCTTGTGCAGACCGCTGGAAGTGGTAATCACGTGCGCGTGGGCGCGAACGATGCCATTCTCGTTCAGGGCCATGATCAGGGTTCTCTCGAACTCATCAGGAACGAGGTATCCGCCTTCGGAATCTTCCCCGGTCTCCAGTGCATTGCGCAGCTCCACGGTCATGGCATCCTTGTGGCGCAGCCGATCCCAGAACGCCTTCTTGTAAGTGTCAGAGGCGCGGCCGATCTTCTCTTCCTTCCTCTTGCTCTCGGGCTTGGTGGTAAGAGGGGCCATCAGAGGCGCTTCCATCTCACGCTCCATGGCATCCAGCCTCTCCTGCCGCTCGATCTCATGGCCCAGGTCCACGATCTCCTGCTCCATCCGCTCGTAGACTTCCGTATCCTCAGGAGAGAGGATCCCCTTCTCGCTGCGGTGGGAGTCGAGAAATGCCTTTGCCTGCTCCCAGGTCTTTGCTCTTTTTGTACGAAGTTCATTTACCTTACTCATCTCTTTTTCCTCCTTAGGGTTTAATAAGGCCGAGTCTCTTTTCGAGCTCGGCAATGGGTGTCCCGCATTCCTGCGGTGTCTGAGGTTCGTTGGCAGGCGGGATGGCCGCTGCCTGTACCGGGGTGATCTGTGGTCTCTTTTCCACCGGCTTCCAGTGGGAGATCATCAGATTCATCAGGTGTGTTTCCACCTCCTTCCCGGAAAAAGAATAAGCAGGCATCTCTGCCTGCACTTTCTTTTCATCTTTCAAGAGATCATCAGCGAAACCAAGCTCGATGGCTTTGTTTGCGTTCATCCAGGTCTCCGAGTCCATCAGATGCGACAGCTTCGCCCTGGACAGACTCGTTTTGATCTCATAGGCGTTGACGATGCTCTCTTTCACTTCATCAAGCATAACGATCGCCTTCTCCATATCTTCATGGTTGCCGTAAGCCAGCGTCATGGGATTATGGATCATCATGAGCGCTGTCGGTGCCATCAGGACCTTTGTGCCTGCCATCGCAATGACGGATGCTGCAGATGCCGCAATGCCGTCGATCTTGACTGTCACATCGTCCTTGTAGTCCATCAGCATGCTGTAGATCTGGCTTGCTGCGATACAGTCGCCTCCGGGAGAGTTGAGCCAGATCGTTACCGGACCGGAGCCGGCAAAGAGCTCGTCATGAAACATCTTTGGAGTCACATCGTCATCGAACCAGGACGACTCCGCGATCGTCCCATAAAGCTCAAGGACCCGCTCCTGGTCCCCTTCGGTTTCTGTCTGATTTTTCCATTCCCAGAATCTCTTCTGCGTCTTCATTAGAATCATCCTCCTTTCCAGGATCGTTCACGGTCTTATAGGCAGCGCCGGCATCTTTAAGCGGGACCATGTTTCCATTCACAAGATACAGGTCTCCGCCAAGCTCCGGTGGGACCTGGTCTAGATCTTCCAGGCCCCTTATGTCATTGCAACTCATCCAGCCATTCTGCCTGGCTATCGCATATCCTTCCATGCGGCTCTTGTAGTCTCCGCGAAGAAGCCCCTCCACGTTGAACTTGAAGAAGTAATCCTTCTTTTCATCCTCTAACAATAGCGCTCTATGCATAGCCTGTTCCCACCGGACCACCCAGGGATCTAGTGTGTACTTCACGAATTCCAGGGACTGTTGTTCGATATTGGAAAAACTGGACTTATCCAGGTCACCTACCATGTGGGGAGGCACACGAAAAATACGGGCAATCTCATCGATCTGAAATTTCCGTGTTTCCAGAAACTGTGCCTGCTCAGGAGATATGGAAATCGGCGTGTACTTCATTCCCTCCTCCAAAACAGCAATCTTTCCGCTGTTTTGCGAGCCCCCAAAGGTATGTTGCCAGCTTTCTCTTATTCTGTTCGGGTCCTTTATCGTCCCTGGATGCTCCAGGACACCAGAAGGAGCTGCTCCATTGGCGAAGAACTTACTCCCGTACTCCTCAGTCGCGATAGCAAGTCCGATGGCGTTCTTTGCCATGGCGATCGGTGAATAGCCAACCAGGCCGTCAAAGCCAAGGCCCGGGATATGCAATACATCACCGGGTGTGAGCTTTACTCTGGATTCTGAATTGATAGGAGCGTCGTCATTAGAAACTGTATATTCGTAGTACAGCCTTCCCTGGTCGTCCCTCTCCACGTTCATCCTGTCCGGCATAAGAGGGTAAAGTGCAAGGACCTCGCCTTTTCCATTACGGATGATCTGCGCATACGCATTTCCCCACAGCAGAAGGTGCGTCATGAGCGTCTCCCTGAATACGAACGAGGTCATCTCGGGGTTTGGCTCGTCGTGGATGATCGTATAAAGCGAATGGTCCGCTGCCTTTTCCGAGCCGTTCTGTGTATAGCGGTAAATATGAAGAGGCAGGCTGGCGACTGCTTCTGACAGGATCCTCACGCAGGAATACACTGCCGTCATCTGCATTGCTGATCGTTCGTTGACACGTTTCCCGGAGCTGCTTGTGCCTAAGAAAAAGCTGTAGGCACTGCCGGCAGTCCTGTTCTGAGGCTTATCCCTGGGCCAAAACAATCTGTCGAAAATTCCCATATCTGATCACCATTCCTTCCTATATAAAAAGAAGTCCACGCTCATCGTAGACACTGCCTGTGTTCTGGTGCCTGATGCAGCGATCCAAGGCCATGATTGCAGCGACAACACCATCGATCTTGTCAGCAGATCTGGCTTTTGTAGGTTTGATATTGCCAGCTGGATCTGTATCGACCACTACGTTTCCACACATCCATTTAAGTACGGGGTTGCCTCCGTGGACCATGTTTCCTTTCATGAGTTGCTCATAGAACTCTTTGGAAGGCGCGCTGAGGTCTTTGAAGCCCTGGCCTATAGGAACCACAGTAAGTCCCATCTCTGTGAGTCTCTCTACCAGCATCTGCGATCCCCAGCGGTCGAATGCGATCTCGCGGATGTGATACCGTTGGCTCAGCTCCTCGATCGTGTGCTGTATATAAGCGTAGTCGATCACGTTTCCTGGAGTCGCCTTCATGTATCCCTGGGCAACCCAGTTATCATAGGGAACCGAAGTTCGCTGCACGCGCAGCGGGACAGTATCCTCCGGGACCCAGAAGATCGGGAGACAGATGTACTTCTCCGTTTCATACCTAGGCGGAAACATCAGGACAAGTGCTGTGATATCGCCGGAGCTGGAGAGGTCAAGACCTGCATAGCAATCCCGCCTTTCCAGTCCTGCCATGTCAATCGGGATGTTTCCCTTCTCGTAGATGTGATCAGGTATCCATGCGACAGTTGAGCCAACCCACTGGGATAGCCGGAGTGTCCTGAACACGTTCTCTTCCGCAGGATTCCCTTTTGCCTGCAGATAAGCCTCACGGAGACGTTCAATGGAAAATGTGATTCCTAGGGACGGATTGGCTTTATACCAATTCCTCTCATCTGTCCAATCGTCCTCATCCGGGACACTGTATACCACAGGGTAAAAAGTCGGATCCTTCTTTCTGCCCTTTATCAGGTCCAGTGACTTTGTATGGAGCTCAAAACAGATGCTGTTTCTGTCCACACCCGCGGTCGAAATAGCGACATGAAGAGGCTGCCGCCTGGCGTCGCCGGATCCTTTTGTTAATACATCCCAGAGCTGTCTGTTGGGCTGTGTATGTAACTCATCAAAGACAAGTCCCGAGATAGAAAAGCCATGCTTTCCACCAACCTCAGCAGATACTACTTGGTAGTAACCAGAATTGCTATAATTCACTACGCGCTTGCCCGCAACAAGGATCTTTGAGCGCTTATTAAGGGCAGGTGTCAGCTCGATCATTCGTCTCGCAACTTCGAACACTATAGAGGCCTGCTGTCTATCAGCCGCGGCCGAGAAAACTTCTGCAGAAGGCTCGTTGTCTGCATACAGAAGATATAGGGCAATAGCCGCCACAAGCTCACTGTTATGTGTGGGCAAATAAGAACGTCCCACCAGATACTGATGGGACGGACTATCGACCTGGATGCATTGCATCCCTTTATTCTCTATTGGTTCTATCTTATCGATGTAACGGTAATGGCTCCTCGTAGCAGGGTTTCTGTACACAGCACGTTCCTGTTTACGAGGGAGCCCTGCGATCTTCATGTCGCTAAAAGCGGTGAACTTCACATTGTAAAGGGTCTCCCCGGTTTCGACCCTTCCGCACTCACAGCTTGGCTTGGACCGGTCTGCCCTTTGTGTGGAAACCTCTGTCGAGATCGCATTTTTGATCCCAAGGCTCCAGAGAAGTTCACTGACACTCTCTGAGAGAGCTTTTTCGGTGGAGGTGTAAATTGCTTGTCCTTTTCTGGTACTGATCGACCCATCGGAATCCATAAGTCCCTGCAAAAGTCTGAATCTCTGCTCTCGAGAGGAATGCAGGTACGATAGAGGTATAACCTTGTCATGGAAAGAAGGAACCAGTATCTGCTCCAGGCACTTTATACGAAAAACAACACTATCTCCGGTATTGTTCCACGCGTTATCAACCGCATGGTGCTTCTGAATGTTCGCAAGCACATGCGGTATATCACCTGTTTTTACGGTAATCTCCGGTTTAACTGCATTCCCATTACCTAACCAATACCCCATCAAATATGGCTCTATCGGCAATTCAGCCTCAGGGTATGAAGCACAACTGGCAATCGGGATCCGAAACCGATAACAATTTCCATCATGAGGTAGTTCATATAACTGGCGGGTAGTCATGATCGCCGCTTTGGGTCTATTATTTGTATACTCGCCCTCCCACTGATGGTTTTCACCTGCCTCTATGACTTCCCCATCCTTAAAAGTTATTCGGAAAGCTTGCTCGGAATAATCAATCGCACTTTTTGCGACAACCCTGCATACTTTTCCAGTGTCTGAAAACACCATATCGCCTGGTTTGATCCTCCCCATCGTAGTAAATCCTGTCGGGGTTGGAATCAGCGTGTTCAGCGACAATTGCTTCCCGCTCTTCTTACCTGTCTCAATATACACTGTCCGAAACTGCCTGAGCCCATCCTCTTTTACAACACCAAATATGTCGCGGACGATACGCTCCTGCCAGGGGAGCAGCCAGAATGGCTGTCCTTCCCACTCACCCTTTGTGTGAGGCAGCATCTCGATAAAGTTTACTGCCCGGTCAGCTTTCGCCTTATCGTAATGCGAAGTCGGCAGCATGAACTTTGTGGGCTCGTAGCCCTCCAGTTTAGGGTAATTCGCTGGCCTTTCTCTTCTCCCCATCTTAAGCACCTCCCGAAAGAAGGAACTCCATCTCGTCGACCTCTTCCTTCTTTGCGTTTCCAGCAATGATCCGGCTTCTCGCGGAAGGCGTGAGGCCAAACTCCGCAGCTGCCTGCAGCATCGCCTTCTGGTTTGTATGTGCGATCGATACCTGCGGAACCGTCTGCCAGTAACCGGACTTTGTTTTTACGATAGATCCGTGCTGGCTGATGAACTCCTCAGCCTCGCGCCACCTGGCGTACGCCTGACAGTACGATGCAAACGGAGCTACATCCAGGTCAGTGAGGATTCCCATCTCGAAAAGGGTCTTTGCGAGCCGGTGCCACTCCGCCTGGGCCTCTTCCTCCAGCCAATCAGGACACGCGGGAGGGAGCTTCTGCTGGAGATGAGGCTCATTCATATTCAACTGTCTCTTTCCCGGATTACCCTCAAGGAGCTTGAGAGCTGTAGGTTTCGGCTTTCTGCCTCTCGTTGCCATTCGGATCACCTCCCTTCTTTATGGCAAAATAAAAGACCGCCATGTGGCGATCCTGCTTCTATACGAGAAAAAGGGCATCCTCGGCCCTGTTTCCCGGTCGGTATTGTTTCTTCTTGGCTTACCTGACTGCAATCAGATCGACTGTGCGGTTCCTGGTGTAAAGAAGGGTCTCCGCATCCCGGCAGCGCTCTTCGAGCCTCTCAGCTTCCGCTTTCTGCTCATCCGTTGCGGACCAGTAGGCTCCAGGCTCGTTCCCGAAGACCCGCTCAGGTGCTCCCCAGTCCACACTGTAGGAGTGGTTTGCCTCGTAGATGATTCCCTCTTCCTTGAGGGCTCTAATTTCTTCCTCGATCCTCTTCATCTCTGCCTGGATCGCCATCTTCACAAAGGCCTCTTTGCAGTTCTTCAAAAGGATCTCCATCGCGTATGCTGCCTGTTCCTCGCTCCCGGTCATCTGAATCAGTTCCTGCTTTGTCATCGCTGTTCCTCCCCTTATGCTCTTTCAACGTCCACCAGCCAGCTGGCTTCCGGGTGCTTCTCGCCGGTTGCCTTCTCGGTGATCATTCGGTCCTCTTCGATGTAGCAAAGGTGCTTTCCAACCTTGATCAGCCTGATCTCTTCGTATCCCGGAAGGTTGGTGCGAATGACCTTGGCGTTTCTGCTCTTGCCGTCGTAGCTCTTGCCGTCCCAGCCGTTGAAGGTAAAGCGGATGCTCTCTTTTGTCTTCGTGAAGTGTGCTTCAAAAGCCTCGCGGGTGATGCTGGTGTTGTAGTTTCCAAGCTCCATCAGGTTTCTCATTGCGTAT